TTGGTGGCTGGACTGAGGTCGAAGTTGTTCATATCAACAAACTGGCCTGTAGGATTAACTGGAGTCGTGGTGATGAACGAGTTATGTTCAATAAGGATACTTGGTTTAGAGATGCAAAGTTGTACTGTGCTGTTGTCGATATTCAAACCAAAGACAGAATAAGATATGACAGCAAGACCTACGAGGTTGTAAATGTTAGTAATCCTGACAATGTAAACAAATACCTAATCGTAGAGATAAGGTTGGTGCAATAATGTTGGTAGAAAAAAGAAAACAAATAGAAAACTTGTTCCAGCAATTGATGGTGTTGCTTTCTGATTTGAACGAAGTTGAGAAAACTTTTAGTCGTATTCGAAATGAAGCTAAAGAACTACGTAAAGATTTGAATGAATTACTAAATGGGAATTGATAAGGACAACACAAAAAAGTTCATTGAAATTGCTGGCCAGAAAGTACATGCTGGTTTGGTAAAAGCCACTTTGCTTGTCGAGCGTACGGCAAAGGAGCTTGTGCCTGTTGATACTGGCACATTGAAACGAAGTATCACTCATGAATTTCATAGCAAAACTCATGCAACAGTTGGTAGTAATGTTGAGTATGCTCCTTTCGTAGAATTGGGAACTTCAAGAATGACTGCACAGCCTTTTCTACGACCAGCTTTGCACATGAATTTGAAAGCAATAAAAAAACTATTAGGTGGATAAATGCAAACGCTTTTTGAAGCAATTTATACACGTTTTACTGGAGACACAGATCTAGCAGCCAATGCTTCAAATATATATAATACAAAAGCTCCTGCTGATGCTGTTTATCCTTATATAGTGTTCTCCCTGGTTAGTGATGTTCAAGACTTTGATAGCACTAACGTGCTGGAGGATGTTCTAATTCAATTTAATATTTTTAGCAACGAACGTTCGCCAGCAGAAGTATGTGCTTTGTTTGAGTATTTGAAAGGGATTACTGTTGAAGGTACTGGCTATGATTTTTATGAACTGTCAATTGATAATTATACATCTCTAGTTTTGAAAAGAGAATCGGCAACACTAATTCAAGTAGAAGATGTGTGGCAGTATACTGTAACATATCGCTGCATATTAAATTATACCGGAGAAGTAGCAGTCGAAAAGTTTTATGGAAACCTTTACGCTTTGATAGGGATATGATGGAAAATTTAATGGCAATAACCCAAGCTGATTCTAATTTGTTAACTGAGTTTATAGAAGAGCACAGGATAAAAAGTGTTCTTGAATTTGGTGCTGGTGTTTCTACCAAATTATTTGATGACCTAGGTATGAAAGTTGAATCCTTGGAGACAGATTTACGACACGCTAAAGCGATTGCATCTGAGCTAAAGAGTATAAGCATTTATTGCTGGGAGGGTATAGTAGAAAACTATATCAGCAATATATGCCAGAGGTCTGAAGCTGAACTAGTTTTTATTGATGGTCCAGAGGGAGGGCAAAATCGCGAGCCTTCTTATCAATTAGCACTTATGACAAAAGCTAGATTTATTGCTTGTCATGATGCTCAACGAGATTATGAAGCTAAGTGGATTAAAAAGTATTTAAGCACATATACTTTGGTAAAAGCAAATGCAAGACTTTTCATATATGAAAAGAGATCTTGTACTGCTAAAGTTCTTTTGGCTATGCCTATGCCAAAGAATTTCAGGATGGATTTTGAAACAATGCGCTTTTGTACTTTGTCGATGAAGAAAGAATGGCACTGGCTTAATTGTCCTTCAGTTGAACCGACATTGGGAAGGAATATGCTTATCACCTGGTTCTTGAAGAAAGAAGAACTTGCTGACTATACACATTTGTTTTTTCTGGATGCTGATACCGTTCCGCCACCAAATACAATTGAAAGACTTATCTGCCATGATAAAGATATGATTGGAGGCTTAACTCCTTTGTGGCTGCGAAGGCAAGTTTATTGGAATGCTCAAATTGAAAAAGACAAAATGATTCCTGCTCAAAACTTGCCAATTGGAATAACTAAAGTCAAAAGAATTGGTGGAACCACGACTCTGATAAAAAGACATGTATTAGAAAGTTTGGATTATCCATTTTTCAAAATTGAATGTCCTCAGAGTGTAGATGAAGCAATTAAAAAAGGCCCGATTCTAAAAGGTAGTGATTATTATTTTTGCGATAAGGTATGTGAAGCAGGCTTCGATATATATGTAGATCCAGAAATTCTTTGTAAACACATTAAACTAATTGACCTATTGGATTTAGCAGTAGAATTTAAGTAAGGAGAAATCATAATGGCAGTATTTCATGGAAAAGCAGGAAAGGTTACATTTAGTAGCAGTGTAGCTTCGATTCTTAGTTGGACAATGACGGTGACTGGCGATATAGCCGAGTCTACAGTTATGGCACTTTCATGGAAGACTTTTGTAGCAGGTTTTATTGATGTTTCTGCTACAGTTGAAGCGAATGCTATGACTGAAGATGTATTGCGAATAGGTACAAATGCGAGTTTGCTATTGTATGTGAACGGCAGTAATTATTTTGAAATCAGTACAGCTATATGTACAGAACAAGTTGAAACAGTAAATATGAATGAAGTTGGTAAAGTTACCTATTCATTTGCTGGTGATGATACTGAAGGTCCTGTCTATAATTAAAAAAATTATAATTTAGGAGATAAATATTATGACAGCAGCAATATTTCACGGCAAAGCAGCAGCAGTTGTTTGGGAGGCTTCTACGCTTGCTAATGTAATAGAGTGGAGTTGCTCAGTGATAGCTGATGTTGCTGAAAGTACAGTAATGCATGCAACAAGCTATGGTAAAACACGAGAGGTTGGATTCAAGGGAGCCACCGCTACTGTAACTACACGTCTTCCTGGTGATGCCGTTGTTACCGAAGGAGATTCTGCTACATTATCACTATGGCGTACAAGTACAGCTGGAGGCGAAGGTTATACTGGCACAGCTATCTGCACAGGTTTTGATGTTGGTGTAGATATGAATGACATTGAAACTATTACTTACAATTTTCAGTTTACAGGATCAATTACAACGACAGTATCTTAAGAATTGGGAGATGCAAAATGACAATAAATTTAGGCGGATTTGTCCGTAAGAAAACAACAATCGTTATGGGTACGGAGGAGTTTACTTTTACAGAATTGAATCTGGCAGATCTTGCAGAGTTTAGAGCACATTTAGCGCAACAAAGAGAAGAACTATGTGAGAAGCGAAGAATCAGACTAATAGAAGACGCGTCAAGAATCAAAAACATCAATGCAGTCGATTTGCTGAAAGTAACAGACAGCACCATAAGTGAAGAAGAAGTTGAAGCACAAACTTACACTGTTGAGGGTATTGGGTATCTGGCATATCTGAGTTTACGATATTCTCATTCAGGAATCAATTTGAAACAGGTAATGAACATTATCACTCTTGAGCATATTGAAGCGATTACCAAAGCAATGTTTCCTGTTGATAAGGCAGATGAGATCAAAAAAAAATTAGCAAAGGACATCAGCGAATCTCCCAAGTAACGGCTATTGCGTTGCTTTGCAGATTTTATGGTTTTAGTTTGAAACAGACTATGGATTTAACGATACGACAATTTACTGCTTTGCTTTTTCAAATTGGTATATTGCTTAAGTTAGAGCTTGGGGAAACTTCACAGCCAAGAATGTCATCAGCTTCGATGCAGCATAAGATGGCTATAAAAATGTTTGGAGGCAAGAAAAAATAATGGCTTTGATGGAAGCTTCTGTTATTATTAAGGTTAGTCTTGCTCCTTTGAAAAGAGGATTGAATTTAGCGAAAGCAGCTGTTTCAAAAGCTGTTGCAGCAATGCAAGCTACTCTTCGCAAGATGGTATCAATTACAAAGAAAGCATTCATAGGTCTTGCAGCAGTAATGGGCATTGCCACGTACGCTGCAATAAAACAAGAAGAAGCGGAAGCTCGCTTAGCTGTTGTACTAAGATCAACTGCATCAGCTGCAGGAATTACCCAAAAGGAATTGATAAAGCAAGCAAGAGCATTGCAAGAAGTTACTATCTATGGTGATGAAGTTATAATGAGTTTGCAAGCAATTATTCTGACCTTCAAAGAGATCAAGGGAGACATGTTCGAGAGAACAACAAAGGTCATTCTCGATATGTCAAAAGCTTTAGGACAAGATCTAAAGCAAGGAGCTATTCAAGTAGGCAAAGCATTGAATGATCCAATCCTTGGAGTTACTGCCTTAAGAAGAGTTGGTGTTATGCTTACAGTGGAGCAAACAAAATTGGTTAAAAGTTTTGTTGAAACTGGCAACATTGCCAAAGCGCAGGCACTTATTCTAAAAGAACTTGAAAGTGAATTTGGGGGAATGGCCTCAGTTATAGATACTGCCAGAGGAGCACTTTCACAAATGAAAAATGCTTTTGGAGATTTCCTAGAAAGAATGGGTAAACCTTTTTTAGATAACATAGTCAGAACTGCCAAGAGCATCAAAGATTGGTCCATAGCGCACCAAGATGCTATCAATAGAGTATCAGCAGCTTTTGATAGATTGATTGAGCTTAGCAACTTTATAATTGCTACTTATGTCAACAGGCTAATTAGCAAGCTTGATACTTTGACAAACAAGTTCAAGAATTTCGAGGCAGAGGCAAAACTTACTAATGCCTTTTGGGCAGTTGCTGAATGGGCAGATAAAGTATGGGGTAGAATTCAAGT